AAACTCGCTCTGAAGGAGTGCTTGCGTCGCGTCGCTCTCGGCTTTGACCTCCGTGCGGAAGTCGGCGAGTGTCGTGCGGGTCTCGTCAAACTCAGCCTGAAGGAGTGCTTGCGTCGCGTCGCTCTCGGCTTTGACCTCCGTGCGGAAGTCGGTAAGTGTCGTGCGGGTCTCGTCAAACTCGCTCTGAAGGAGTGCTTGCGTCGCGTCGCTCTCGGCTTTGACCTCCGTGCGGAAGTCGGTGAGTGTCGTGCGGGTCTCGTCAAACTCAGCCTGAAGGAGCGCCTGCGTCTCGTCGCTCTCGGCTTTGACCTCTGTTTTGAACGCCGTCAATAGCCCCTGCGTCTCGTCGCTCTCATCTTTAATAAGCTGACCAAGATCAACGCCGTCGTCATAAAAAATTGAAAGCGCGTCCGTGTTCCGGTGGGTCTCGCAGTCTTTGTATTTGGGGAAGACGATGACCGTGGTCCCCCCGACTAATGTTACTTTGCCCGTCGGCTCATGCTCGATGTTGTGGTAAACAAACCCAGCCGTGGCGTTGATAAGAACCGACAACCGCTCTTGCGGAATTTCAACCCCAAACAAGGTGATTGTCCGGCTCGCAACATCCAGCGTGTAACTGCCGGTGAACTGCTGCTTCACTTAAATTCCCCCTAGGGCGATTGAAAATGCCATGACCGAGCTTTTGGAAACCTCGCCCTGGGGGCCTTGCGGGCCAGTGTATCCTCGGAGTCCCATAATGCCTTGCGGGCCAACAGGCCCCGCCTCACCATCAAATCCGCGAAGTCCTTGCGGGCCAACCGCCCCCTGCGGGCCGGAATCGCCGCGCAGCCCTTGAAAGCCCCGAGGGCCCATGGAACCCTGCGGACCAAAAGCGCCCTCCGGCCCGACATCTCCTTTTGGCCCTTGCGGCCCTGCAATGCCTTGTTCGCCCTTCAAACCGCGAGAGCCAGTTTCGCCCTGCGGCCCTACAATACTATCGCCCTTGATACCTTGCAAACCGCGATCCCCCTTTGCTCCAGCAGGCCCCTGCAATCCAGTCGGCCCTTGAGGGCCAACCAATCCTTGAGGCCCTACGGCTCCTGGAGTTCCTGGGGTGCCATTCAAGCCAGGCAGGCCGCGAGGGCCCTGGGGTCCAGTCAAACCAGAGCCAATAATTTCGATGATTTCAGCCATATTATTAGATTGTTGCCTCCGGTAGCACGACCACGGTGCCGCGAATGAGCTTCCTTACGGTGCCCCCGTCAGTAAGTTCGAGATCGTAAACAAAATTGCCCGCAGGAAGCGCAGCGGTCTCATCAGGAGCCATTTCCAGCGCCACTGTGCCGGTAGCCCCGCCAAGGAGGATGCGGTCGTTCTGAGTGCTGAGTTCAAACCCCAGCGCCCCGCCGAACGCCTTCCTAACCTGCATTTTTGCCGTGTAGCCCGTCAGGTTCATAATGACGCCATCCACTTTCCAACGGAATTGCTTTTGGAACGTGCTACCTTGCTCAATAGTAATCGGGTATTCAGTGGCTTCCATAACCTTAAAGGTTATTACATAGAGCCCAAAAGACAAGGGGAATTTCGCCTTGGGGCAAACTTTTTGTCCATAGTCCTACGCCAAGTCGTCCCTCCCCTGTTTCCCGCTGCCCCCTCCTGGGGCGGTCGGATTCCGAGCCGCTCGCGCACCACCTCCAGCAAAACGAATGCCGCATCCGCCACGTCGGGCGAGCGCCCCATGCGGGATTTCATATCGGCTTTCGGCTCGACGCAGAGTTTCATGCCCCCCGACTTTCGGGTTTCAAAGTTTCGGGCGGTCATCTCCTGGGCGAGGTCGGAACAAATGCCGCGAAGCTGCCCGTTTTGGAGATACTCCTTGGCCCCGAACCAAAGCTCGGTCACTCGGTTGATGTATTTGTCCTTCGCGAGCGTCGAGTCGTAGGCGCTCAAACTCCGCTCGGTCGGCGAGCCTCCGAAATGAACCCGCAGAAATTCATTGCTCCCGAGAACCCGCGACAGGGCATCGCAGAACGGGACGCCGCCGCCCGTCACGTCCACCCCGACGTATTGCATCTTCACGCGCTCACGCTCCAGGAGGGTTGCAATCTTCTGCGCCACCTGGAATGTGCGAGGTTCCTTGGAACTCGCTTCGTCCTCGATGTAGTGGAAGGTATCAAATGATACCTGTTCATTGCCGTCTCTATTTAATCCGTAGCTGCCGATATAAAGAACGCAACGGTCGCCGCCCGAAACGAAGCTTGGGTCGATCCCCGCGATGCGCGTTGTCGCGCCCTGCCAGACGGGCGGCTGGTCGCCCTTGAACTTGATGATTTCAGACTCGGAGTAAATCGCCTTGGAAATTCCCTGCGGCGGCCAGAACCCGCGAAAGTCGCGCCAGAACATCGGGGAGTCCTCCCCTAACCGTTCAACAGCGTCGTCGATTTTTTCAAACTTCTGAATTGGCCAAAGATTTTCTCGGGCGGCATAGTTGGGATTCCGCAGCGCGTCAAAATGCAGGCAAACCCCGCCCAGCTTGGTTTCCCACTTGTCGTCGTTGACCGTGATTGAAGACCAGCCATCCTTCGGCTCCACAAACTTTCCAAACGGATCGTAGTAAGAGACAGGATTTGCCGCCGCGCAAATGTGCAGCACCGCATTGTTGGAAAGGTTCGAGATCGCAGTGTCGAGAAGCGAGTGCGACAACTCACTCAACTCATCCGCTGCCAGAAAGACTCTGGGCGCTTTCATGCCTCGCATCTTTCCCGTCACCTCGCTCGTCTTCTTCGCTTCAGCGGGGATAAGATACACGCCAGCTTGTTCCATGCGCACGCCATCGCGGAGGACGTAAATCGCCGGAGTGGGAGTGTCCGTGAGCTTCGCGGGGCTCACAGGCTTGATCGCGGGCCAATATCGCTGAACTGCACCCCACACGCGCTTCTTGGAATCGCGGATGGAAGTCGAGGTCAGCAAGCCCAGCGTGTGAAACGGCGCTGCGAGCCAGTTAAGCAAAATCCAAACCGCCATGAAATCTGACTTGCCCGAAGAACCGCAGCCAGCGAACCCGACGAACTGATTCGTGCAACACTCGTGAAGCATTTCTTCGGCCCACGGGTGCCAAACAAAAGGCTCTGTGCTTTTGGAAAAAAACATCTGCGCAGCGCGGCGAAAATTATCTTCGCGGGGGGTGCCGTCTGGGGCTACGCTTCGGTAAGCATGCAACTCAATCGTCCAATCCGCCGCCGTTTCGGGATAGACAAACCCATACCGAACTTTGCTTCCCTTGGGGACGGGCGTTTTTCCGTCATCCACAAATATCCCCGCGCTCTTTTTGAACATTCTTTGGACAAAGTATGTCCAACTCTGGACAAGGTCAATAACGACTTTGTAGAAACATATAGCCTATAAGAGTTTAGACAAAACCGCAAACGAATTCGAGCCCCGTAGGCTCCGCATTTTTTTGTCCAAAATTTCTTAGGACAAAAATTCGGTTCTCCTACGCAAGACTACGGGTTTTTCATTTGCGGTTGTGCAAAAACTGTATTAGGTTATTACACCCAAAGCACGTTTTGTCCAGACTTTCTGGACAAAATCACAAATGAAAAAATGAAAATCCAAACTCAAAATCCCGACGAAAAAACAACTGTGGTGCGCTGCGGACACGCGATTGTTCGCGTCAATAAACTGGCTCGCGAAAAATACACGACCTACCGACTGGCGTGGCGCGTGGGTCGCAAGACCTACTACCGAGCCTACAACGACGAAGCTGCGGCGCTCGCCGAGGCGGATAGAATTGTTAGACACTTGTCAACATGTGATGGCAACGCCACCGCGCTCTCGGGCGAGGATGTGAGCTACATGAACGAGTGCAAGGAGCGTCTTGGAAAAGTGCCCATGCACGCGGCAGTGGAATTTTATTTGAAGTTCCATGAGATGACCTCGCAGAACCCGCAAACTTTTAGCGAGGTCTGGAACGCGTTCTACAAAAGGGTTGAGGATCGGCGTCTCTCGAACCGCTACTACCAGACGCTTCGCCATCATCGCAATGTTTGGGAGCCAACATTTGGAAAGCGATTCATCGACACAATCGGCAACGAGGAATACTTGAATTTTCTTCGCTCACTTCCTCGCAGCCCGCGCACCAAACACAATCTGTTTGGCTCGCTTGTTGCGCTTCTGCGCTACGCCCGCAAGCAACGATTCATAAGCCAGGACAAGGTGGAGATCGAGGCGGATTTTCCAGCGATCGGGGACGAGACTCCAGAGTTCTACACGCCGAAGGAGCTGCTTGCCGTATTCGCGGCGACCGACAGGAGATACCTCGCCTACACCGCTCTCATGGCTTTCGGCGGGTCGCGCCGCTCGGAAGCTGGAAGTCGGAAACTCACAATGGCAAGTGTTCTGTTCGAGGAAAAAATGATCCGCCTCTCGCCGGAGATCACCAAGACGCGCACAGGACGCACGCTCGACATCGCCCCCAATCTTGAAGCGTGGCTCAAAGAGTTCGCGCCGGAAGACGGCCCCATAGTGACGACACACAAAATCCACTCGCCCGATGCGGCAACGCTCAAGGCTCTCGGAGTGGCGACAAAGGACAACGCACTCCGGCACTCGTTCTGCTCCTATCATCTGGCCATCCACCGCAACTCCGCAATGACTGCCGATGTCGCGGGCAACTCACCGTCAACTCTTGCCAAGCACTACAAGGCGCTCGTCTCAAAAATTGCAGCCGAGGAGTGGTTTTCCATAACCCCAGACACCGTGCGAAAATTTGCGCTTGAAAAAGGCATAGCATTGGAATGGTAATGCCTTAGACGGAGACACGGAGGTTTTTTGCGGAGTTTGAAAAAAAAAATAAGTTTTGTTTGAACACCCGCATAACCTCTGTGTCTATTACTAAACCGAGTATCCGTGCTATGACGGTGATGCGGTAGCAACAAACCAACCAAGAAAAGAAAAGAAAAAATGCCAAATAAACTCAAAGACGGAACGCTTCGCGTCTCCTATGTAGAATCCCAGGTCAATAACAAAGCCATTGCGCTGCTGGCGGGGCTTAAAAGCGTGACAATCTCCGCAGTTATACGGGAGGCAGTGATTAAGCTCCTGGACGTGGAAGACCCAAGCGGAGAAATTCGCGCCACTGCAAAAGCGTTGATCGAACGGCAGAGCGACAGCGCAGACGAGCGTCTCCGAACTAAACTGGATGACACTATTTTAGAACGGCTTAAAAAACTTGCCGCTTTAAAAAAGTAGTTTGATTTCCCCTGTTCCCCCCAGAACCCCTTAATAGAGTTGGGCAAACTCTAAATCAAAAGTAAATAACCGTTCAGAATACATATGCAAATAACACTCACTGTCAATGAAACCACCGCAGCGCACCTCAAAGCTCTTGCCGAAGTCTCGGGGGACACCCCTGAAACACTGGCCGAGTTTTTATTGAATGACATTGTGTTATCCGCATCCGCAGACCCAGAGCTTGTCAGCGCCGATGAATAAGAAACTGATCCGCTCTTTTGCCTCGACTCCAACCATCGAAAGGTGGTTGGAGGCCGAGCGCAAGGCCACAGGAAAATCCATATCGGAGATCGTGCGCGAAGCCATTCGCGCCTGGTTCAAACAATGACAACACTCACCTTTGAATGCCGTTCTTTCACGGCGACCCCGCTGGAGGACGGAAAGATGCGGCTGGAGATCGCGGGTGCGATCCAAAAAGCCAAAGACGCCGACGCCTCCTACGAGGCAGAGGGAGCCATGGCGAGGCTGAGCGAGCTTCTAAGCCGCAAAGTCACGCGCAGCAAGCTCGCCTACTGGCGCGACAACATGAACCTGCCCTACCGCAAGCTGGGGCTTAAAAAGTTCGTGTATCGCGAGGCTGACTTGGTCAAGTGGGCCAAAGGTCAAGTTGCGGTGTATTAATAACCGTGTATTAGAATACATGGCAAAAATAAATTCACGCGCCAAAGGCGCACGCGGCGAGCGAGAGCTTGCCTCTTTTCTGACGGACCAGGGGTTCCCCGCCAAACGCGGAGTCCAATTCTCGCAAGGACGCTTCGGGCTGACAGGTGACGATGTCATCTGCGACTCGCTGCCCCTCCACATAGAATGCAAGCGGGTCGAAGCGGGGAACCCCTACAACTGGCTCGCACAGGCCGTGCGAGACGCCAAGGCGGGAAAAATCCCCGCCGTATTTCACAAGCGGAACGACCACGAGTGGATCGTCGTGGTTCGGGCCGAAGACTTCATTTCGATCCTTAGAGAATCATCGCTCGTCAATGAACACAGCAAGCATCCTTGAAACCGCCATGGAGGTGACCACCGGAGACCGGCGGCGCGACTATGACAAAGCAACTCCGAACCATGAACGGATTGCGGCGCTCTTCAACGCCTACCTCGAATGCCGGAAAGACCCGCAAGCCAAGATTTCGGCGCTCGATGTGGCCCATATGATGATTGTCTTGAAGCTGGCGCGGGCCTGCTACACGCCGACTCGCGACACCTATGTTGACATCGCCGGATACGCAAAATGCGCGGCTCAAATTTCAGGCTTCGAGACTGAGTGAAATACGACCTTTATCAATTCCAGCAGGACGCCGTGGAGGCGAATTTAAAAAGTCTTGACTCCAACGGAGCCTCGCTGGAGGCCACTGGATGCGGCGGGGGCAAGACAATCATCGCCTGCGAAGTGGCAAAGCGGTATGCGCTGCCCGTTGGTGTGGTGTGCCCGAAGAGCGTCAAAGCCAAGTGGCAAGCCACTCTGGAGGCTTTTGGTATTACTGCGGTGTTCATCGAGAACCCTGAAAAGCTCCGCACAGGAAACACGCCATGGCTCAAAAAAGTCGGCAAGAATTTCAAGTGGGTTCCCGAATCCCTCCTCCTGATTATTGATGAGGTCCATATGTGTGCGGGAATGAAAAGCCAGAACGGACAGATGCTCGAAGACGCTCCCTACCGCGTGCTGATGCTCTCGGCCACAGCAGCGGAAAGCCCTCTCCGCATGAAAAGCATTGGCGGCAAGCTGGGGCTCTTCCACCCGCGAGCGTTCTGGAGTTGGGCGCGGAAGATGGGTGCGGAAAAAGGGCAATGGGGCGGGTTGGAGTGGGACCCAAAAACAGCCGACAACAAAGACCGCATGGAGCATCTGCACCACTCCATTTTCACAACTCGCGGCAACCGGACGCCTGACGCGGTTCTCAGCGAACAACTCCCCGACCTCACCCTTTCCGACGAGCCCATTTTCATTTCCCCGACCGATAAGACGGAGATTGAAAAGCTCTACGGCGAAATGGTCGATCCCGCTGATCCAGGCGCGGTCAAAAACCTGCGGCAGCGCCAAGCCATCGAACTCATCAAAGTTTCCTACCTCGTCGAGCGGGCCTCGCAGATCGTGGAGGACGGCGGCAGTGCGATTGTATTTCTGAACTACCACGCTTCCATCGACGAGGCTTCCAAGCTGCTTGGCGAGATGAGCGAGACAATCGACGGGCGGGTGCGTCAAGAACGCAGGCAAGAAAGCCGCGACAAGTTTCAAGCGAACATTCTCCGGTGCCTCGTCGTTCAAATCGGCGCTGGGGGCCAATCCATCGACCTCCACGATGTTCACGGCAACGCGCCTCGCACGGCGCTCATCTGCCCACAATTTAGCGGCACAGCGGAAGAACAGGCTATCGGGCGCATTCGTCGCTTCGGCGGCAAAAACCGCGCGCTCGCGCTCCGGCTCTACGCTCCAGGCACCGTTGAACAAGCGGCTCTCCACTTGACGCGCCACAAGCGCGAAAACCAAAACATTTTGAACGAAGGAAGAATTATGACAGAAGAACAACCACGCGACGTGAAGGAAGTTTCACTCGCCGCAGTAGAACACAACGAGAGAGCGCACGCGGAACACTCCCCGTCCTCACTCAAAGAAAAAGCGAAATGCCCAGGCTTTCGCAATGACAACACCCGCGACACCACCGCAGCAGATCGAGGAACCCTAGGGCACCTCGCCGTTGAAAAAGAGAACCTCGATGTCATCCCCGCTGACGACGAGTTCCTCCGCAAATGCGCGGGGCTTTGCCTTCAATACCTCCGCGCCCTGCGTGAAAAGTGTCAAGCGCCTGTCGAGGATATTCGCGAGAGGCGTTACACCGTGCTGGACCAATTCGGGCACATCGACCACGTCATGGTTCACGGAACAAGCGCCGAGCTTGTGGACTACAAATTCGCTTGGGGAAAATATGAAGCAGATTCTCCTCAATTCTGGGCTTACGCCATCGGAATTTGGGACGCAACCCCCAAGATAAACAAACTTTCTGTTCATGTGCTTCTCCCCTTCCAAGGCGTCATTGATGTCGTGGAGTGGACTCGCGAGGGGGATTACGACCGCCTCGTAGCTCAAGTTGCCGCCATCATCGAAGCCGCCAAGCGCAACGATCCTGCCTCCTACATGACGGGGGGGCATTGTGCATGGTGCAACCACCGTGCCGAGTGTCCTAAGCTCAACAGCCTCGCGCTCACGATTGCCAGCAAGTATCAACCCGACGAGCTTTCGCTCCCACCGGAATACGATCCAGCGGTCATCACCGACCCTGAGAAAATGGCGCTTGCTAAACGCCTCTCGCCAATATTGAAGGGATGGGCTGAGAAGGTGGACGCCCGCGCCCTAGAGTTGCGTTTGTCGGGGGTGGAAATTCCTGGCTATGAACTCGCCGAACGCTCCAGCGCGTTTGAAATCACCGACGCGCAAGCCGCATGGGAAGTCGTCAAAAGCAAGATCACGCCGGAGGCGTTTGCAGCCTGCGCGAAACTCAAAATTGGTGAGCTTGAAAAGGCTATCGGGCGCACCGCCGAGCGGGGCCAGATGGCAAAGGCCAAACTTGCGCTGCGTGACTCCCTCCTTGACGCCAATGCAGCAAAAATCGAGGGGACAGTAAAATTCCTAAAAAAAGTTTGAACGGAGTAATAACCGTTCTGTCTATTCCACAACCCCAGAACAAAACTAAAACTAAAAATCCAAAAATGGCTACAATATCATTCAGCGAAATCGAAAGCACCACCGAGTCCAAAGCACTCACCACAGCAGAGCCTAACACGCTCGCCAACATCGCAACCCCCAACACTCTTGCAGACAAGGGACTCGTTGGCGATTGGGACTCCAGCGACACACGCCTGCCACGCATCAATCTTGTCAATAAGACAGGTGTCTTGGCCGACCAGTTCAGCCCAGGAACTTGGGTTTTGGACAAGCAGCACCAGATCAGCACGATCGACCCCACTGACAAAAAGAAGGGCGTTCCGGTTCGCGTCATCGCGCTCCAGATGATGAAGCAGTATCAGGAGAATATCCCCTACGACGACAGGGAGCAAACCCCCGCTCGCATGTTCTCCACCGCAGCCCAAGTTCGAGAAGCGGGCGGTCAGGTTCATTGGACCCGTGGAATCGGGTTTTTCTCAGAGATGGCAACCGTTGAGTTCATGATTCAGGCGGTCGAGGGACTTAGTGACGACAGCGAAAGCCTCTTCTACAATGTCGCGAGCGACGGCACACGCTACACACGCGCCGTGGCGACATTCGCCAGCACTTCATACAGCGGGATCGCCGTGCCCCTGGCAACAAGTCTTCGCACTCACCTCGCTGCCGTGGGCCTCAAAGGCGGGCAGTGGGATTTGGGGAGTGTCATCGTGACCAAGGCCGACAAATCTTGGTGGACCCCCACCATCCGCTCGGCAGGACTCGTGACCGAGGCTCAGAAAGAACTCATCGCCAACCTCGCCTAAAAAATTGGGTTGCAGGGTGTAATAACCTTGCAACCCGCACTTTCTATGATCTGCGCCATCGACTTTGAATCTTACTATGACAATGACACCAGTGTCTCAACTATGGGCGCGTGGCACTATGCCCGCGCAACCGACATCTACCTCGTCTCAATGGCGGGGGATGACGGGCTTCGTTTTGTCGGGCATCCGAAAGATGCTCCGTGGGATCAAGTCGATGGACAGACGTGGATTATGCACAACGCGGGGTTTGACCTCACGCTCGTTGAGTGCTTGATCGAAAAAGGAGTCCTCCCGCCAGTAAAAGCCGCAGCGGTCCACGATACCGCCGACATGACAGCCTACCTCGGATACCCCCGCTCGCTCAAAGAGGCGAGTCACCACCTTCTCGGGGTCGAAATATCGAAGGATGTCCGCGACAAGATGAAAAAGAAGCAGTGGGCGACCATGACGCCAGATTTTCAGGAAGAAGTTCGCAAGTATGCCCTCGCGGACGCTGAAAACACTCTGAATCTGTGGGTTAAACACGCGGATAAATGGCCGGACAAGGAGAAAAAGGTATCCCGACTCACACGCGAGATGACGATGCGGGGTGTGCCAGTAAACATAGAAAAACTGCACGAAAGCTCAGTCATATTAGAAGAAACCAGCCAAAAAACACGCGACCTTCTACCGTGGCACCCTGGTCGTCCGGCCTTGAGCCTCCATGCAGTGCGCGACCAATGCGCGGCGGAGGGAATTTGGGCTCCTGACTCCTTCGCGGAAAAGGAAGACCAGGCTCAACGGTGGGAAGACGAGTTTGCGGACAAGTTTTCGTGGGTCAAGGCGATGCGGGAACACCGCAAGGCCAACAAGCATCTCAAAACCATTCAAACTATGCTCACCCGCACCCGTCCGAGCGGTCGGATGGGGTATGATCTCAAGTATTTTGGGGCAACCACGGGGCGGGACTCGGGTTCAGGGGGGTGGAACGCTCAAAACCTTCCCCGTGACGTTGTATCAGGCGTCGATATTCGCTCTTTGATCGAGGCCCCAGCAGGAAAAATGCTCGTGGTATGCGATCTCTCACAAATCGAGGCCCGTTGTATCCTGTATCTTGCAAACGACTTTGAGACTCTCGACGTCCTACGCACGGGGGTTGATGTTTACGAGGCTCATGCAAGGGCGACTATGGGCTACACAGACCCCCGCCCTCTCAAGGACGTCGATAAAGCATTACGCCAACTGGCAAAAGCTCGTGTCCTAGGACTTGGCTTCGGCTGCGGGGCTAACAAATTCCAGGTTGTCGCTAAAATGATGGCGGGTCTGGAGATTTCCCCTTCGGAAGCCGAGCGCATCGTGACCGATTACCGCAAAACCAACGCGAAGATCGTGGCGCTCTGGCGTAAACTCGAAAATAAGCTCAGGGAATCCCGAGGGTCCCACTTAGAAGTAGAATTGCCCAATCTTCGCAGGCTCGTTTACCGAGACATCAGCGGGCAGACACAAACCGTAATACCTAAAGGGGGGTGGGAGAAATTACACGACTTTGACGGGTATCAAAAAACGGGATATAGCGGGGTCATCCCGCGCAACGGCAAGATGCTCCGCAGCAAACTTTACGGCGGGCTGTTAGCTGAGAATCTAACTCAGGCTTTCGCCCGCGACATCTTCATGGACCGCGTCTCGGTCTTGGCCGAAAAAGGCTACGAGGTGATTCTGAGGGTTCACGACGAAGTCGTGTGCCTTGTGAATGAAGCGAGTGCGAAAGAAGCGCAAGCCGACATCGAGTCAATCATGGCGACTCCTCCAGAATGGTGTAAGAGCCTGCCAATGGGCGCGGAGGCCACAGTTATGAGGTATTATGCCAAATAATCACGAGGAACTGGACATGCTGGGCGTCCGCGCCGTGCTTTGTGCCATCATCGAGCAGTCCATTGTTCAGGCAGGCTCGAAGAGCATCCGCGTGCGCGAGGAGGCCCTGTTCTTTCTGCACAGCAAGACCTATGACGACATCTGCTACGCGATGGATTTGCCCGCAGACAATTTAAGAAAAGCAGCTTATGACAACCGACATAATACGAGTGAGAAATGGAAAGGGAGACAAGCCCCGCAAGGGGGTCAACTACGGGAGGTATCGGGAAAACTACGACCTGATATTCAAGAAGGATACGAAGAATGATGACGCTCAGAAGCCCAAGTGAGTTCGGGGTCGCAGAATGCCCCGCAGCAGGAGAAGGCTGTCACCGCTGGCTCATGTCAGCGGTGAACGCCCTCATCCGCAACGAGATCGAAGAAGACGAAATTCTCGATCTTATTACCGAGTGGATGAGCCGCCCACCTCAACCTAACGAGATCGAAAACACGATCCGCAGGGCTACACAGGGCGCGGCCCCAAGTGGAGAATACATACCCAAATTCCTGCCCGACCCAACAGGGGTCAAACGCCTTACCGCCAAGGGGCCAACGAGCTTTGAGGAGATCAAGGCTCTGAGCCCAATTGACCCCGACTGGGTTTCCACCACCGGAGCCCTCCGCGCCCTCTACGGGGCGAGTGAAAAAACTATTATCTTCACCAACGAGCGCAGTCAAGGCCAACTCGTCTGGAGTCACGCAACCCCGCAGGAGTATCTTGATAATATGCTCCAGCACAACCAGAACGGCGCTTGGTTCCTGATGAACCCTGTGACCGGACTATACCAGAAAAACGAACGCTTAGGAAAAGCCTCCCGCCGCTCCGAAGAAAACACAACATCCTTCAAATACCTGCTCGTTGAGAGCGACAACATCGAAATAAATCTATGGCTCACGATCCTCAAACAACTCCCACTCCGAATTTCGTGTATAACCTTGTCGGGCAACTCGTCGGCGCATGCCCTAATCCAAGTGGGAGCGACGAACAAGGAGGAGTGGACAAGGACGGCGAGGGACATAGCGGCGATGGTGGTCCCGCTGGGAGCGTGCCCAGGGAGCCTGACAGCGGTGAGGCTGACGAGGTTGCCGAAGGTGACGAGGAAGGACAACCTGAAGGAACAGAGCCTAATCTATCTGAATCCGAAGCCCTCGCTGCTGCCGCTAGAGCTTTTACCCAAGCGAACGGCATAGGCTCGGTTCTCGATCCCGCCAGCTTCCAAGACTTCGCTTTCGACGGCAAGAACTTCTACGACAAGGCCGAGGACGGATGGTGGAGGCCGCTCGCATCCAGCATGGTTCATGTGGAACTCAAAGGTCGCGGGCTTAGTTCAAAGGCCGCAAAGGGTCAAGTCGCCTCGCAGATTGACATCGCGCTGCGGACTATCCTCAAAAGCCGCCGCGTCGATGGAGCCGCCCCTTTTCTCTACCACCACGACGACATCGTGGACAAGAGCGGTCGCAAGTTCCTGAACCTGTCTATGGTCAAAGCCATGCAGCCAGCGGACACCGTGGGGGCTTGGGGCGAGAAGTTCCCACTTATCGCGCAAGTTTACGATAATGTCTTTGCGTCAGACCAATACCGGAACCTCTTTCTTGCTTGGTTCAAGCGGTTCTATGAATCCGCCCTTGCAGGCGACCCGGCTCTAGGGCAGATATTGGCCCTTGTTGGTCCGGTTCACTGCTACAAAAGCTGGACGATCCACAAAATCCTCAAGCCAGCCATGGGCGGGTTCTCCGACATGAGCAACATGGCAAATGGCGCAGCGGGAGGGTTTAACGCAGAAGTTTTCAGAGCGCCACTGGCGGTTATTGACGACTCGCAGGGAGCGTCAAGCGAAGACAAGCGCCTCGCCTACGCCAGCGCCTTGAAGAAGCTCGTCGCTCACGGGAGCCATATGTATCACGAGAAATACCAAACACCTACGGAAGTAGAGTGGAAGGGGCGTGTCGTGCTGGCTCTCAACGATGACCCCATCTCGATCCGCCTCATGCCGACAATGGAACTCTCCAACGCCGATAAAATCGTGGGCGTTTACATGAAATCTTGGGCCGACCACCCATCCTCCGAGGTATTCGACAACCTTGAAAATACGGAACTGCCACACTTTCTTGCATGGCTCCTCAACTGGGAAGCGCCAGAAGACGTTATTGATCGCAGGGGGCGCTACGGAATCCGCGCCATAGTCGCCGAGGAGATACGCGAACGGCAGTTTCAGTCGTCCTCCACCGGAGCGGTCCACGAAAAGCTCAATGAATGGTGGGCGCGTAGAACCAGCGAGGAACGCTCAAAGCCATTCACGGGAACAGCATCGGCGCTCCTTGATGAACTCGGGGCCTGCTTCCGAAACAGCCCCGAACAACTTCGCGGGCTCACCCAAACCATCATTTCCTCAAAGCTGCGCGAACTCGCGGCCCGAGGAGACATGGGGGTGGATGTGATCCCAAAGTCGCCCCTCTCCAAGAAATCACTGAAATTTAAAATCTTTATGCCTTGGGTCGATGCACCTGAGCCCGTAGTGTTTGCTCCCATGAAAGAGTAATAACCGTTTACACTGGATAAGCCGTGAGTGTCCTGGTCAAGGTGCAGTCGTTTGGTTTGGTTGGCTGATACCTTTTTCGACACGCAAGCCCGCCGCGTGTGGCCTAACCACGGAAGGCGGGCACTTTTTTTTTGAACAATCTTAACCCCAAAATGTCTGTAATAACCTCACAACCTATGCAACAACTCGAACTCTTCAACGGCTCCGACTACAAGCCATCCCGCGACACCGAAAGACTCTCCGTGCAACATGAACGGATAAAGAACCTTATGATTGACGGCAAGGGCCGGACGCTCAAACAAATCGCCAAAGAAACCGGAGCGCCCGAGGCAAGCGTCTCCGCTCAACTCCGCCACCTTCGCAAAGCGCGGTTCGGCGGGTTTACTGTGGACAAGGTTCACCTAGGGCGGGGAAAATACTCCTACACAGTAAAATGAAAAAAGAATACCCCAAATGGGCCTGCGCGGAGTGTGGGGCTAAACACGGCAAAATAACAGGTAAAATTGCAACATGGCATTACGGAAAGTGTGATGTCTGTGGCAAAAACAATAACGTCACCGAGCCCCGCGACTTTGGCCATTTTCCTAACTGGTTCAAACCGAAGCAAAAGAGAAAAAGAAATGAAAATTGACATTATTAAAGGGGCTGAAACTCCGGTAACGAAGTTTTTTTGCTCCTCACCAGAGACGGATGCTTTCTTCCGTGAAAGAGGGTCATGGAGTGACGACATTTTAGCTTTTTGCCGAAAAATGGAGCGCGAGCGCGACGAAGCGAGGGCAGAGCGGGACATCCTGCGGCTTGATGCCCAGCGAGAAGCCGAACACCACGACCGCCTGGTGGGCGAACTCGAAAAAGTTTACAGAGAGCGCGACGAGGCGAGGGGAAAATACGACAGCCTCGCAGCCGAACACATGCTGGCCGTCAATAAACTGTGCAATGAGCGTGACGAAGCGATAGAAAAACACCGTTTAGCAGTAATCCATTGGCAGATAGGTGTATTTAAAATGCAACGCGAGCGCGACGAAGCGAGAGAGGCGTTTGTCATCGCTACCGACCAAATGGTTTTAGCGCAGTGCAAATTGCGAGAGGCAAACACATTGGCCGAGAAAGCCAACGAACTCATCGCTCGTTGGGATCAGCCTTCATGGAAAGACACCGCTCCGACTGCGGGGTTCATTAACGCCCTTCGGAACGCCGTCCAAGCCTATGAGCAGAAGCCATGAGTGAAGAAGAATTTAACCAAGCTGTCGCCGACAACTTTGCAAAGCTGGTGAGGACCGCCGAAGCAGTCCTAGGGTGCCACGATTCCGCCAGGGATTCGGTGCAGCAGGCCCTCGTCCGTATCTGGAACAACATCGCCACTTTCGACCCTAAGAAGGGAGCCTTTATTACACTGCTCCATGTCGCAGTGAAACGCCAAGCCATAAGCCACCTCGACTCTCGTAAGCGCAGGCTCGCTGGCATGGAGTTCTTGTGGGCAGAGACGGTCGTCGAGCAGCGCCCGAGGAAGGACGACCCGCGCATGGACCGGTTGATGGAGGCCCTGGGCGAGTTGCCTGAACAGAAACGGGCGCTCCTCCAGAAACGCTTCTTCGAGGGGAAGAGCGTTGGGGAAATAGCGAAGGAGGCGGGTCTGTCGAAGAGCGCCACGCAGTGTCGTCTTCACCGCGCCGAGGGCGCTTTGCTCCGTGGGTATAGAAAAAAGATACGCACATAAAAGCTGAACGCTGGATGTGCGTATAGAATAACCCTCGGTAGTGGTGCCGAGGGTTTTTTCTTGCCCCGAAGGAGGGGGGTTTAGCGCCAAAAGGGGGGTGTTATTAACTTTTGTCAAAAATTAAGTCTCTCCGAAGGAGCGCATTACAACCAAAAGGGGGGTTTGGGGGGGGGGGGGGGGGTAAGAGATCATGGGAAAAAACTACAGGAAAAAACTAGGAATAACCCTAATATATATACTTTTTTTAAATAGTAGAATAGGACAAACCCCCAAACCCCCCTTAGAGGGGTTAAAGTCTTGCACTCGGAGCGTTTAAGTGTGGGGGGTTTTGGTCAAAACTGACCCCCCGAGACCCCCCCATTTTTCTAAACCCCCCGCCTGCGCTCGCCCCTCCACTCGGCCCTAAATCGGCTCAAAGATAGATATGCGCATAATAATGTTTTTCCAAAAACCGCACAAAAAATTTTTGTTAGGTCAATGATAGATCGCACCAGCGATAGCTGGTGATAGCCCCCTACCGTGGTGGGGTCCGTGGTGGGTCGAATTTCCATTTTTAAGTCGTTGCACGGGTTTCTAACCCGTATCCCTTGAATCATTAAACCATTGATTCACAGCACTTTAGCATCACCGGCCCTTTGCTTTGTCCCGCTTTATCCTGACATTTCACCCTATACGCCGCCATTTTTTAAAGTATGCAATGCCCTAAGGCGCAATGTTTTAAGTGTAGTATGTTGAAAAATTAATAACTGGCAATTTTTGCAGAAAAGCCGTGGAATGGCAAGGCAAAGCGTTGAAAAGCAGTAAGTTGCAAAGATTCCGTATAGAGAAGTGTCAGTGGTTCATCACTACCTTTTCCAAGAGCATAGGATGAAACGAGGGTGCAAATCCTGCCCGCTGGCTCGGGACTTCGCAAGAGGTTCGAGAAGTAAAAGCTAAGGCTCTGACAAGGTGTCAAAGCAAGCTGCCGCTGTGAGTATCTTTTAAAGGCTGTGTGTGTTTTTCTAAGATCGCTGGGGATTAGTGCCAGTAGCGCGGATAAGGCTTGTGAATGTTCAAACCGAGAAAGGAATTAGTGAAAAACGAGTGCCTGTGACGGGCGACGCGACTACTTGAAAATGTCGCAACCTTGCCATGATGAGAGCGTAGCGAGGTCGCCATAGCGATTAGTCAGAAAGTGGAAAGTGTGTAGTGAGTCTGAACGCCGTGAATGGAAACGTCAAACGAACGCCGCCCGTAAAGTGCGGAACCGCGTGGAGTGAATCCATGCAACAAAGCAACCTTAACCAAACAAGCGCAAGATATAACGGCCTCCGTGCCCTGCAAGGGTGTATCATTGCGCCGTGTGGCCTTGGCGCTATGCCAAGCGAAAGCGGGGAGGGTAGTCTGGGCTATCCAATCGCAACCCTTCCCGCGTCCATACAATCAATCCATCGCTTTCGATGGGTTGCAATCCATGGCCTGCGACAATCGCAGGAGATGGATATTCAACTCATAGAAAAACTAAAACCATGTCAAACGCAATCACAATCAATAATCAAACCGTTACCATCGACCATTCCCTCCGTGCAAAATCGGGCAGCATGATCAAGATCAGCGACTACGCCACAATGAAGGGGCTCGTCGTCAACAAAGAAACCCGCAAGCAATTCGATCTCGCCAAGCGTGAGTTCTACACCAGCAACCGCAAGGCATTGGCGCTCGCCGCTGCCGACCATACTCTCGACGTGACCAAAGTGAAGTATGTCTTCAGTGCCAAGACCAATGAGTTCACTGGGTTGGATATGTCCTGCCGCTTTGCTCCTGATGCGGCTCCTGCCGCTGATGAGACTGCAATTCTCAAGACTGCTGCCGCTAAGTTGGCGAAACAAATCGGTGTCACTGAGGAAGTTGCATTCAAGATGCTCACCCAAGCCACTGAGTAATAGGTCGAAACACCCCGCAAGGGGTGTCTGTCCGTAATGCGGACACTGATGAGACCATCAGATTAACCATCAACAAGAAAGAAAGTTATGTTACATACTGAAGACATCATGGACTCTAAAGAAGTCCGCACCGCCGTCGCCGCGACTCGGGAAATGATTATGCGGCTTGACTCCCTGCTCAATGACACCCTGCCCATTGGGGCTCTGGATCGAGAGGTAAGACTCTCGTTTGTCAGGGTTCAAGACTACCTGACCACGCTTATGTCCCCGATTGACCATGCCAGCGGCGTTTCATACCCCGCTGATCGTCGGAACTACGGCCTTCTTGCCCTTGACGCTGAAGTCGAGGCTTATCGAGGCGTCATTGATGAACTGAAACATGAAGGAAACTACGAATTATGACATCCAACTTCCAACAAATCCGCGAGCATGGGCTCCTCCTCAAAGATACAATGCTCGACCGCAAGGACTGGAGCTTTGACAAGCGGGGTGAGATCATCGCCCGATTCAAGAACAAGGTCGCAGGCAACCAGACATCCAAGTATAAGGAAACCCGTTTGCCCTTGCCGACTCCCCTCGAAACAAGGCTTGCCCTTCAGAGCCGCCTCCTCATTGCAAAGCATGAGCGGGGCAATGTATCACTGAATCATGCACCAAAGAAGCCTGTGCATTTTGTTCTCGTGGTGGAGACTAAGACTTTCTTCCCAGAAGTGGAGAAGAATGGAGAGACAATAAGAATGCCCCTCCGAGTAGTGAAGGGCACGATCATTGGAACTAATAAATTCAGTGAGGAGTTCTCCATAGTGAAGCGGTCTTGCAACCTGAAGGTTGCCAAGATCAGGGCAAGAGTTGCCCGAGTTTGCGGCGACGTTGCCGCCAAAGAATTAGATCAGTGCATCATCAACCTATACAAATAATATGTTAAATATCTCAATCGAGGAGGCGGTTCGCCTCCTTTGCAAGTTCGGATTCATGAACGGCTGGCTCGGCGACACCTCGCCCGAGTTCCAAGCCGAAGAAGTTGCCATGATTCGCTCCTTCACTCGGGGCGAACAAATGGAATGGCTGTCTCGGCACGCTTTCAACCTCCGTGTTTATTGCAACCTCGACCCAATGTTGGAGCATGGCATTGACATCCACTAATATCAGCAACAGAAAAATAATTCCTATCATAACCATGAAACTTATATCCATCCTACTCGCCGTCGCATGGTGCCTGGCTTTCCCTGCGGCGTTCGCCCTCGTCTGGGCTTGCAACCTCTCGGTTGGCGAAGCCCTCCCACTACTCTCGGCGACAAGTGTCCTTGGCCTCATCGCTGGAATAATACACGAAAGATATGCTTGAAGTTAATAACCGTTTCGCTAAAACCACAACCTGAACCAATGAATCAAAGAACCATTGAAGCTGACACACTGAAGGAGTGGCGTCTTGGCAAGAGGATTGCCGAGGCGCTAAGGCTCACGCCAGTCAACGGCGACAAGTATCGAACCGAGTGGGGAGAGAAGAACCCCATCGCATTAACCAAGGCGCTCCGCGCCATTCTTAAATAATATGAATGAAAAACAAATAAACGCCATACGGTGCGCTTGCGCCGATCTAATCGGAGCCTTGCAGGCCCGCGATCAACTGGACATAGAAGTGCATGATTGGAAGTCACATCAGCTTTCCATTGACGACCTAATCAACAACTTTGATTTCCTCTCGGAGTTTAGCGCAGAAAGCTAGGTATTAACCGTTCTCCCCAGAACACAACCATCAACCATAGAAATAAATGACAACCACAACAGCACCAGCAATTAAGAAGATCAACTTTGGTGGCATCGCCACTAAGAAAGAGGGCAGCAAGACAAGCTACCCCACCCTACCTGATCCATGCGGCGATGTCGCCAAGTTGACGAGCGACATCGTCAATGAGTCCCGTGAGATTGAAGCCATAGAGGCCAGCGTCAGCATCAAGACAAGAGAGCTAAAGGTCTTGGCTCAAGACTTCTACTTCAACCACCACCACAACAAGCATGATGTCCCATCAAGTGTGGAGGCTGTCGGAGCGAACAATGAGAAAGTGCTTATCAGTATCCAAAACCGATACGCAACTCTGGCCGATGAAACACCTATCATAGAGGTGCTTGGCGAGGAGCGCACCGCCAAGTTTTTCCGCCAGTCCTTCGAGCTAAAGATTGACGGCGACAAGATTCCCGCCGACAACGCTAACGCGCTCATCGCCGCGATTCAAGAGTTGTTCGCCGAGTATGGCGCGTCGGATGCGCTTACCTTCAAAGCGGCAATCAAGCCGACGCCTGACTTCCACGCCGCACGCCACACGGCGCTGTCGGTAGAGGAGAACATGGCCGTCGAACGGGTTTGCCCCGCTCGCATTGCACTCAGCACGAAAGGACGCAAGTAAATGCCATACGAAGAAGAATACGACCACGGTAAATACGACAGCGAGATGGATGAAATGCGGCACGATGACTTCTGTCGCGAGCACGGAATCTCAAGAGACGACGAGGAGGAAGACGATGAGTAAACCGCCATCCTACCCGCTGCGTCCGATCAACGGCGGTCCTCTCCCTAGGGCGAGGATCAAGCCGGGGGTCTGGAGCTATGAACCAAAGATTAACGGATGGCGTGCAGTAGTGAACACGCAAACCGGTGAGATGTGGAATCGCCGAGGCGAGCGCCTGTCAATCGAGAAGGAGTTTGCGGAGGTTCTCGACACCCTACGCTCCGCAAGTCTGCCTGAGTCGATGACTTGGTTGGACTGCGAGGCGCTGGAGCGTCGGCATGATGTCGGTCGCGGCAGCCTTGTTGTTCTCGACTATATGCCAACGAGATACGACAAGACTACCTACTTGCAGCGCCGTGAGGTTATCCGCCTGGCGCTGTGCAATACCCCCGCCTGGGAAGCCTGGCGTGTTGAGGAGCGCCCTAGGGAAAAGAAGCTGATGTTCTTTGACTTCTGTTATGACGACAGCGGCAAGGCTGCGGCTTGGGATCACTTGCAGCGCCTCAACACTCGCTATCATGCGGAACTCTTTGAGGGGTTGGTCGCAAAACGCACCGACTCCCTCTATCCCCCACAACTCCGATCACCCAGCTTGGAGTTTCCATTGTGGGTCAAACACCGCTGGGAATTTTAGAAAGAAAACCAAATGACAACATCAATGTCCAAAATCGAAGAAAACATCCGCGCAATCAGCCGCACAGAAGCTCGCAAAGCATGGCAAGATACCCACGCTGAAGCGGCGGAGCGGTTTGCAAAACTCATGCACGCTTCTTTACCCCCGGCTCACTTCAACCGAGTGAAGTTGCGTAAATCTGGCAACGACGGGCGTTCCCTATCCGCTGTTTACTATGAAGGATCAACCCACGGAGACCCTCGCAAGGACATCCCATCTGGATACAAGGAGACCTATATGGTAGCGAGAATAGAGTTCGCACCGGAGGACTTAATCGATTGGATGGAACACGATTGGATTGAAAAAGAAACCAATAGAATCGCCGAAGCTAAAATCAAACACCTCCTGTCCGTCGCAGGAGTTTCTTAACAACAAGCAATGAAACCTGAATTAGTAGGAGAGGATGACGAGCATATCGTCTATGACATCGGCGTAGAGTTGCCGCCCAAGGACTACGAGACACATAAGGTATACCGCTCCCTTGTGAGCCGTTTCCTCTATAACAAGCAAGACCGCACGGCATCGTGCGTTACCAGCTACGAAGTAGAAGGAGGGCACACTATTGTTGCCGTATCCTCATCATTACCAGTTCCTTTGTGGGAACAAATCACCGGACACAACTTATGAGACCATTAAAAATACTACCATGCCCCGAACATTCGGGGAAACACCCGCTCCACGATTGCCGTTACATCGCAACGATTGACACTGATGTTCATGTCAACGAAGTCCCTGTGACCAACCAGTTCGGGGATCAACTTCAGCCCGACCGATCCGACTGGCAACTCCTCAACGGCAGGATTATCGCCAAGATGACTGACGATGAGTATCAGGAGCAATACGCCCACCTGTTCGCCAACGCCCCACGGTTGCTCGAACTACTCCGAGCCGCCGTTAGGTGGTATGGGCTGGAGACTTGCAACCACTACATCGAACAAGCCCCTTGGTGGGTGACTGATGCGGCGTGCCTTCTCGAAAAACTTCCAAGGAGAACGGAATGAGCGCCGATCTCCACGACCTCTACACAGTCACTTGTGAAGAACTCCCCCATGACAACAAGCGCCTCGCTTATTACGACGGGGCGCTTGGTTATGAAGCTCTTGTGTGTCGCAAGTGCGGCACATATTTCGACCACTCAGGTCAACAGAAACCCGACGATTGGAGCCTACGCTTCATCGGCAAACATAGAAAGTAAACCAATGAAAACTAATAAGAACATAGACATGGGCGACATAGACATAGGCACCATAAAAGCCGCCGCCCTCGCCGCCCTCAACAAGGCCGCCAATCAAATATACCGCATTGAGGGCGACCAATGGCAGGAGGCTTATGAAACGATTGAAGCCGTAATAGATAACTTGACGACCAACCCATGAAAACAAAAAGACCACCTAATCCTGCGGCGGATGCACGCCGCGCCATGCTAACAGAACTCGCTGCCAAGGCGAGCCTTATGACACCGGAAGAACTCAAGGCATTCCTCCCTGTGGATGTGATGACTATTGAGAAGAAACCACTCAGCCCTAAGAACACCTACCTCGTCCTCAATCAGTTGAAGAGCGCCACCATAGTCGGCGGCTTCGACCAATGGAAAAGAGCGGGGCGCGTTGTCTCCAAGGGCAGTAAAGCCTTGGGCATATGGGTTCCATTGAAGCCAAGAACCAGTGCAGCAACTCCTGACCCCACCCCTGATGAGAAGAAACCAACCTTTCGGTTCGCCTTTGGGAATGTCTTTGACATCTCGCAAACTGAACCAATGAAGCAAGAAGCAAAGAACAACTGAGCCAATGAAACCTAAGCTATTAAAGGATGCAGATTACATCCTATCGCAAAAAGCGGCGTGGATTGAAGTGAAGAACTTTGCCATCCGCATACACGCTACGGATGAGGGCGTAGCCGTGGACATCTACCGCAAGGGAGATGAAGCGTTAGACGCAATCGCAACTACCTACGCTTTCGACAGCGAAGTCCTCCAAGAACAGTAAAACCAAAACCACAAACCATAGAAACAAAACCATGCTAACATCATCACTAACACCAACAGAAATCGACGGCCTCAACTACGACGCCGCCAAGAAAGAGGTCTATGCCTGCGGATTCAAGGGCACATGGATCGCCAACGCCACCTCAAGCACGCTCAAGTCTCTCCTCAAGGGAGAGGTGACACCAATCGACGCGGCAACCATCACCCTCAGCGCGATGGCAAAGAAGAGCGGCGGGACAACGCCTATCATCACGACTCCGTTTTCGTCCGGACCAGGGCATGATCTACTCTCGGGGCCGCCACCAGCAGCCGTGCCCCCGCCCGCACCGCCCGCACCGCCCGCTCCTGCCCCAGCGGCTCCTGTCTCACTCGACGGGATGTTCGGTGCAGCCATCGGCGCTGCGGTTGACTCGCACTTGAAGGGTATCCACGAGCGACTCGACGAGATCAGCGAGGCGGTCGGCTCCACACCGCCTGACATCGAGGATCGCTTGCAGAAAGTGCAAGACGCCGTCTTGAGTCAGTGCAGCGTGATTGACAGTTCCCTTGAGACGCTGAAGACGAAGATCGCTGACGCGCTCTCCACGGGTGGCGCTGCTGCTGCGCGGGTCATTGCTCCCATCCTCGGTGTCACCGCGAGTGGCACGTTCGATCCAATCAAGCGTGCCCTAGAGTATTACTGTGCGCCAGGCGCGTCGCTCAAGCCTGTCCTTGTGAAGGGTGGCCCTGGCTCTGGCAAAACCTACGCCGCTCGCGAGCATGGCAAGGTCTTTGACCGTTATGTTGAGATCGGTGTCTATCCTGAGACCCAGTCAAGTGACCTGATCGGTTACATGACTCCAGTCGAGCCATGGGTTGACGGACCGCTCACTGATGCGTTCCGTGCTGCGGCTGCGGGTCTGCGGGTCTTGATGGTTGTTGACGAGCTTTACCGCGCCAGCGGCCCAGCCCGTCAGTGCTTGCTCACGCCACTTGCCCCCGCCGACATTGACGGCAAGTCTTACTACCGCCTCCGCACGGGCAAGCCAGTCAAAGATGCGCTTACTGGTGCTACGACAAGCGAGGTGCTTCTTGCTCCGCAGGAGAACCTTGCAATCGTCGCCACCACCAATGTCGGCGGCAAGTTCGATGTCAGCCCTGCTGATCCGGCTGAGAAGGAACGCTTTGTTCCTGTCCACGTCGAGGTGCAAGAGTCCAAGTTGCGGGGTATCCTCGAATCGTGGGCCGATGCAAAGGGTTTCACCCCCCATGTCACCGATGCGATCATCATGTTCTGGAAGGCTTGCAAGGTGCTTGTCGCCGACAACTTCCTTGAGCAGTGCCCCAGCACCCGAATCCTCGCCGAGGCGCTGAAATACAGCAGGGATGAGGCTGACGTTCCAAACCGCATCCTCGACATGGGCTTGCACATCTGGGTTGCCGAGACCCTCGATGGTCTGCCCGAGCCCGAGCAGTGCAAGCGAGTCGTCGATGCGCTAAGGGGTGCATTCCCTGGCTTCAAGCCCGAACCCACCGGAGACCCCGCCGTCGATGCGGTGATCTTGCCGACTCCGCCTCCATTCTGATGCGGGTGTAAGAACCGTTCCCCTCAGAACACAAACCAACCAACAAGAAATAAAACCATGCCTACTGCAACATTTAAAACACGACGCGACGTCGATACCCACCACATCGGCTACCGCACCACAGGGGTTCTCCCCGAAACCTACGACCTGAGCTGGGGTTCAGCGTCCAATACGGGATGCTGGCGCTATGACCACGCAGCCAAGCGGCACATCATCTCGATCAGCCCTGGGGCATTCGATGTCATCGCCGACAAGGGCATCACGCGAGGTCAGACCGAACTCTACAAGGGTATCTACGAGCATGAGGCAGCCCATTCGCTCTACACCACCAAGTTTCTCAAAGAGTTAGGTGAGACCCTCAAGACCGAGAAGATTCCATGGCGGTTGATGAACCTCTTCGAGGATGTCCGCATCGAGCGTATGTGGTGGAATCATCAGCGATGCCGCAAGCATTGGCGCTGGACACGCTGGAGCAAGCACCCCGTCGATATAACGACAGTGACTCCGTCCATATTGCTCTTCCGCTTCAAGTGCGGCGACATCGGTCGCACAATTCCCAAGGCGCTGAGATCGCTCACAGCACTCCCCTTCTTCAGCAAGGTTTGGCGCTACTACATCCGCATCACCGATCTGGCCCGTGTCAAGTTTGACACAAAAGACTTGATCCCTGTCCTCAAAGACTGGCTCAAGGATTTCCCCGAGACTGGTGACGACACCATCGAAGGCGAGGGCGGTCTTGGCACAGGTGATCTTGCCGAGGCTATCGAGCGGGAGGGCGGCAAGGTCGAGGGTATCAAAGGCGCACCTCCTGCACCTGTCGATGACCCAGGCCGTGCCACCCCATCAGGTTCTATGACTGACGAAGGAGAGGCTCCTAAGTCTATGATTAACAACGAGCCTGTGGTTGCGCGACAGGTTGCAAAGATGCTCGCCAGCGCGTTCCGTTCCTTTGGCCCGACCAAGGCACCGACATCCAACCCGTCAAAGCGCCTCAATATCAAGGGGCTGCTGCGCGGTGACTGGAGCCTCCCGTTTGTTGGTAAGACGATTGCCGACAATGGAGCGCCATACGTCACGCTCATCTTCGACGGCAGCGGTTCGATGTCCCACCACCGAGCCTACCTTGAGCGTGAGCGCAAGACTGAGTGCCGTGCCAGTGACGCAGGCCGCGTCTTGGTGCGTGCCTTGTCGGAGCTTGCATCTAAGGGCCTTATCAGCGGCGAGGTTTATTTGAGCACCGCTTATGGGGTCTCAGCGAGGCTCCCTCTTCCTGTCAAGAATGTCAGGGACTTTGCCCTGCTGTGGGGCCACTCACCCAGCGAGGGTATCGGTTTAGTGTTGAAGCCAGGCTCGCCCTCCTTCGCAGCGATTACAGCAAAGTCGAAGTTAGCTATCATCTACACCGACGGTGATATTACTGACGACCCAATAGACCGCAACGCGCTCAAAGCCAAAGGGCTTTACACCATAGGGATTTGTTGCGCCGTCCGAGACACGACACCGTGTCTCCGCAAGCACTTCGACTCCTTCATCAGCCGCGACTCGCTCTTCGGTCTTGCCGATGCGCTTGTCCGGTTCCTCCGCAGCCGCAAATTCTAACCAATTACGCATGGTCCCCTGTCGCCGTGAACAAGTGATTCACGGGGCAGGGGTTGCGTGACCCCCTACAATCAACATCAATACATTATGAGCAAACAAACATCAACCTACTCAGTCGTCACCAGCGAAGAAGCTGGCGTCCTTAAAGCCCTTCGTCACAAAGGCTATGCCGTTGTGATCTTCGACCCCGAAGAACTGCAAGGAGTCAAGCCCCGCTATGTCGAAGATGAACTCGTCAACCAAGCATGGATCATCATCGACGCATTGAAAGACTAATATGAACGCACAAATACTAATCAACCGAATACAAAAACTCTGCGCCGAGAACGGCGTCGATCCCCGTCATGTCGAAGTCAACTATCGGCACAGCAACAACTCCGATGTGTATCCCATCAAGCACACATGGGAAGACCTCTTCGATGAAGAGACTAACAACACACTAACCTCAATCTCCCTCGTCTCATTCGGCGGGGAAACCAAATGAATTTATGAGCAAGGAAACAAACCAATGAAACTAGAGCCAGTAAATTATCCCGTCGTGAAGATCAACGCCCCCGAGCTTGCCAAAAATGACAAGTTCGTGGATTGGCTGAACCAAAGAACCTGTGCCACATGGCACCAAGGCGGAAGAATCACCGATTTCTCGGACATCTTTACATGGGTCGAGAAAGGGGAAGGCAGCGACTCCGATATGCCCGAACCCGTTTGGGACGAGATCATCAAACTCCTCGGAGAAGACTTCTTCGGGGTGGTCTGGATCACCTTCCTAAACTAAAACAAACAACCGCAAAATAAACCTTTAAACAAATACAATACATTATGAAAAAGATAAAATACGCAGTCATCGTCCACGCCGCAGCAGTCAACGAGTGGACATACGAAGTCCTCGCCACCTCACAAAAGGAGGCCGAGAAAATCATCCGCGAAGGGCTGAACGGCGACCGAGAGTTGCCCGACGCTGTCAACTACGAACAAGGCAACGAGGTCGATGGCGAACTCGTAGTCGCTGACTCTTACGAACTATGAACACAACACAACACACCCCCGCACCGTGGTCCATTGAATGGGATCACCAATCTAACACTCCTGAGTTCATCCGCGCTTTTGTGGATGGCGAGATGGAGGATGTCGCAATCGTCATCCCTGATACCTCTGTGGCTAACGCCCACCTCATCGCCGCTGCTCCAGATTTGCTGGAATCGCTGAAAGACTTGGAAAATATCTTGTCCTGCAAACCATGCGACAGGGACGAGCATAAACTTCTGGACGCGGCTCGCGCTGCAATCCTCAAAGCGAAAGGAGTAACCAAATGACAACAATCCAAGGCGACTTCCCCTATGAAGAAATCCGGCGGCCAGACGGAAACTACTTCCGAGACTGGAAAGAGGCCAAAGACGCAGGCTATGACGACGACCAGATATGGTCAGTCACAACAGCCGAAGGTGACGATGGTTCCGAGTGGACTATTACTGGCCCACCGCACCACTTCTGCAACCACATAGGTCATATCGCTACCCTAGAGCGGCATGACAATGACACCTATTACGAGGAATGCTGGCTCACCGCAGAAGAAGCCGCAGAAAACGACGAAGACGAAGACTAAAGAAGACGAAGACTAAATTATGAAATCCATAGAACCAGAAGACCTAAGCTACCTCGCTGACGAGGTTGAAAGACACACCAACGACTGCGATGAACAGTTGGAGATAATCATGGGCGTCCTCTCAAAGTTGGAGGGGGAGTATCAACTGTGGAAACCCGACCTGCAATTCCTCGCCGATGCGTTCCAAAGTATGGCCGACGCGACGGATGAGAATGACACTGAACCCGTGGACTACATACCAAACCTCAGAGCCGCCCTAGGTCGCAAATATATGCGAGCCGTGGGCCGTGCATAATATATGAAATCCATAGAAAATATCGTTGCGATTATCAGCGCCGCTTTGCCTGACATGAGAGAGTATTACAAAACTACCTTTTCAGGCAGATATTTGCGCCATGCTTATTACAGCAAAGATCACATGGTTCATGTCACAGTGGACTCCCCTGCGAATGATGTCATCCAAATAGACTTGGATGGAGGAACCCTGCCGGAAGGTCTAAAGCATGCCCTGATGAATCTGTCCCCAGACGCCCGATATGATTCATATTGGGAGGATGAGACAATTAACCGCATTATCCGCATACCACTTATATGAAACCATTAGAAACAATACAAACTGCTCTTGAAGCCTATGTTCAAGAGTGTCCATCCGAAGCAAAGTCCATCGACAAGGCGTGGGACAAGGTAACACTTGCCCTGCGCTGCGCCATTGCTGACCTCGAAGGCATTATGCTGAACCGAATTGGCGACAGAGAACACCCCGCTTGGAAAACCATTAAACAACTCAAGAAACTATTATGACCACAGACATCATTGGAGAACACCAGTTCGACCTAGGGCAAATCTTTGTCACCCCAGGTGTGGAAGAACTCATCGACAAAGGACTCTTGCTTGACCTCTACATCGACCGCCACTGGCGGGGCGACTGGGGCAACCTTGACCTTGAAGACAAAGAAACCAACGAAGACGCGGTTCTCCACGGATACCGCATCCTATCATCATACGAGTCACCAGTCGGGAAGTTTTGGATCATCACCGAAGCCGACCGCTCAACCACCACAGCAATCACCCCAGACGAATACTAACACCCAACCACATACAATGAAACAAATCATCGAAGGCAGAACTTACAATACCGAAACCGCCGAGCTGATCGGAAGCGATCACAACGGCCACCACTACGGCGACTTCCGAAGAAAGTCCGAGTCGCTCTACAAGACCGCCAAAGGGAATTTTTTCCTGCACGGGATAGGCGGGGCCATGACCGAATACGGAGAAGACTACGGTGACGGGCGCAGCGGCGGCAGCAAACTTATCCCCATGAGCGAACAAGAAGCGTTCGAGTGGGCGCAACTCCATTTAAACACTGATACGGTTGAGAATTATTTTTCCCACCACCTCGAAGAAGCATGATAAAAAT